GAGTTTACACGCGAATATGCGTTTCCCGGGTCGTTTAAATCACTACTATTTCCTATCATTTCATTAAATAAATCTTTTTTTCGACCGGTGAAATCTCGCAAAACAGATGCCAAAAGATACGTCCCTGAAAATTCCTGGAGCGTTTGATTTCCACACGTGATTGATATTTTTTCTATCATTTCGGCACCAAGATAGTCAATCCATTTAAATTCATACGGAACCCATACCGAATTATAACTCTGGTCTATATTTTGTGGTGGAAATATGGGACTCCAAATATCAGGTAAATTAATTGATAAGTAACAATCCATTAATAAATCGGCATATCTTGGTATTTTAAATACAAATTGAGATGATTCATTTAATTTTTGTGTTTTAGAACCTTCAAAATCAACTCTAAATTTTTGCATACCAAAATTAGTATATTTTGAATATGAACATTTGAAAAAAGTTTTACTTGGATTTCCATTTAATATAATATTTTGCTGTCCCTCACTAACAAGATTTAATAATCCTCCGGGCATTTAATTTATATTATAGATATAATATTATTTAACTTTTTTTATTATTAAATAGTATTATAATAAATATGTCAACACAACAATTTAGTAATTTTAAAGAAAAATTATTAAATCTCAAGGAAAACACAATATCAGTATTTATCTTGTTTATTATAATTATTATAATTATTTTAGCTATATGTTATTATTTATATAAAAAAAGTCTATATTCTAGTGAATGTAAATTTATGACTAATATTTATGGAACCTTAAATAATAAAATTAAACCTATTGACGAAAAATATAAGACATTCAATAATAACCTATTGGATTATTATATCAAAACAGCATATAATTGTTGTAGTGGAGGTAACTATAAAAATGATTTTGTAAACACCTGTAATTTAATTAATGTATTAAAACAGGGATGTAGAGGTCTTGATTTTGAAATATATTCTATTGATGATAACCCAGTAGTTGCGACTTCAACCTCAAATAATTATTATGTAAAAGAAACGTATAATTATGTTAACTTTTCTGAGGTTATGAATATATTATCAAATTATGCGTTTTCGCAAAGCACCTCGCCAAATTATACAGACCCAATCATTATACATTTACGAATATTCAGTAATAATCAAAAAATGTTTAATAAATTCTCTCAAATATTTGAAACCTATAATAATTTATTACTTGGAAAAACATACAGTTATGAAAACCAAGGTAGAAATATAGGAAACGTCCCTATATTAGATTTAAAGGGTAAAATCGTTATTATTGTCGACAAGTCAAATACATCCTTTTTGGATAATAAGGCATTTTTAGAATATGTAAACATTACAAGTAACTCTATTTTTATGCGAGCGTTACATTATTATGACATAAAAAACACGCCAGATATTACCGAATTACAAAATTATAATAAACAAAACATGACAATTGCTATGCCTGATATCGGTTCAAACCCACAAAACCCAAGCGGTATTGTTGTTAGAGAAACTGGGTGTCAACTCATTGCTATGAGATATCAATATATAGACCAATATATTGAAGAAAACACGGCATTTTTCAATGAAAACGGGTTTGGGTTCGTGTTAAAACCTGAAAGGTTAAGATTTATTCCGGTTATATTACCGGATCCAACCCCCCAAAAACCCGAATTGTCTTATGAAACCAGAACAATCTCTTCGAATTATTATAATTTTAATATTTAATAATTATATATTATGAAACCAAAAATGTGCGATAAAAACACGAGTTTTAGCGACTGTGAATTATTAATATTACGATTACAGATTGACGAGAGCGATAAAAAACAAAAACGCAAGGTTCGCAAAGAACATTCTGCCGAATTAAATGGTATGATTTCAACTTTAGAGGATTATTTAAAAAGAAGAAAAAATGTTTGTTATGGAGGAATCGCGATAAATGCGTTATTACCAGATAATGCCAAAATTTATAATGAGGATGATATACCAGATTATGATTTTTTTTCTTCGGATGCTTTAAATGACGCAAAAGAATTAGTTGATATTTATATTAATAAAGGTTATAAAGATGTTGAAGCTAAAACAGGAAAACATCACGGAACATTTAAGGTGTATGTAAATTTCCAAGCAATGGCTGATATTACTCATGTTCCAAAGGGATTATTTAATGTTATTAAAAGAAAATCGGTTAATGTTGATGGAATATTATACACAGATGCGAACTTTTTACGTATGTCAATGTATGTTGAATTATCAAAACCAGCAGGAGATACAAGTCGATGGGAAAAGGTGTTTAAACGACTTAGACTTATAAATAAATATTATCCTATTCCAAATAATAATTGTAATAAAATTAACTTTCAGAGAAAAATGGAAGACTCAATTAAAGAAACTGAAATTTACGAAGTTGTAAAAAATACTTTAATTGATAATAATGTAGTATTTTTTGGAGGGTTTGCGATGGAACAATATGCTAAATATATGCCTAAAAACATAAATAAACAAGTTAATAAAATTGCGGACTTTGATGTTCTATCAATAGACCCGTTACAAACGGCAAATATTGTTAAAAAAGAATTAAACAGTAATGGAATACATGGTGTAACCATTTCGAAAAAATCGGCTATAGGAGAAATTATACCTTTAAATTATGAGATAAAAGTAGGAGAAGACACAATCGCATTTATTTATAAACCTGCCGGATGTCACAGTTATAACGTTATAAAATTGAATTCTAAAGACATAAAAATAGCAACAATTGACACAATGTTAAGTTTCTATTTAGCGTTTACATATGCGAATAAACCTTATTATGAAATTACACGTATATTATGTATGTCAAACTTTTTATTTGAGGTTCAAAAAGAAAACAGGTTAGAACAAAAGGGGGTATTAAAACGCTTTAGTATAGATTGTTACGGTGTCCAACCGACATTAGAAGAGTTAATGCGCGAAAAAGCGGATAAATTTAATGAATTAAAGGATAAACAGGGAACAAGAGAATATGATGAGTGGTTTTTAAAGTATGACGGTAATGAAAAAAAGGAATATACTTATAAACCATCCATGAAATATGACAAATACACAAAAACGAATAGTAATAAATATGATAAGTATCACAAATATACAAAATCTAATCGTAATAAATATGACAAATATCATAAATATCGTAAATCTAAAACTCTAAAAAAGAAGGGTTTTTTTTGGTAAATTAAATTATATTCATTTTATATTAGAAATGAGTATAATTATAAAAAAATATTTACCTGGAATATCTTTCTCTATAATGTTAAATTTATATTCTCAACATATAACTAATAAAAAAATTAAAAAAATAAATGACAAATATGAGGCACAATTTAACAGTCGCAATCCATAATCTTAAATATTTTTTAAAATATTATTATAAATTTCAGTTCTATTGCTGTTTTTCCATTTATCAACAACCCAATTAACATATGAGTGGTTTGAAGTTGTTCCGTGGTAATTATAAATTATATCTTGATAGTCTCCTACAGTTAAATTAAATAATTCGGGTGTTTCGTCGATTATAAAAGAATAATAACTTTCTTCTCCGCATCCAAATCCTTTTGATGAAATTTCAATAACCTTGTTTATTAATCTTGGCAAAACCTGTTTGCCTATTTCAATTTCAGTTGTAAAAAAACCTCCACAAACAATCCACTGATATTTACTATAAAAATGTTCTAAATTACTATACCAATCAGGTGTCCAATGATTTAGAACTTGAATTGTATATTTATCTTTAGGGTTATTACAAATATGTAATATTTTATCGTAAATGTCAATACTAAAATTATTAGTTGAGTTATTCATTACTTTATCCAAAAGATTTACATCAATCCAACCAAAATGAGTTGTATTGAATTTATTTTCTTCAATACAATCCAACATAAATTTAAATTTATTAGAAGTAACAACATTCGTGCGTTTGGTTGTATGTGAATTTAAATCCTCAACCATATTCACGTTTGAAACGTATTTATAAAAAAATAATTCTTCAACTGTTGTAATTTTAACTTGAGTAATGTGGTCTAACTTAAAGAGTTTTCTTATTGTAAAAAAAACGTCGGCATATTCTTCTTCACAATAAATAATTAAGGGACAATCTATAATAATCGTTCTTAACGATTTTTTAAGGTAATAATTAATAAAAAACTCATTTTTATTACAATTAAAAATAGAAGTTACAAATGTAGTTTTATATGTATTTGACATCGTTATATAAATATTTAATAAATAAATTCGATTATTTTACCGTAAAATATACGGTTATTTTACTTAGAATGTAATATAATAAACTAAAAAGAATACTTGTAAATAAATACCCATTAATATTTAAGTTTCCGTCTTTTAAAAACAATATTGGTAAATATCGAAACAAATATGTTCTGAAAATAGGCAATTGAAACAAAAAATATAAAACTGCCAATAAAATAGGAATTTGAAGTTTTC